GCGTGACGGCGACGAGCGGCACCATCAACCTGTCGGGGGCTACCAGCTTCAGCAATGCCGCCGCCCTGATCACCTCCGGGTTCGCCTATTTTGACGGCGTTGTCACTGGCTCGATTGTTCCCGAGACCTTCAGCGTTACCGGATCGATCACCGGCAACGTGCTGACCGTTTCGAATGTGTCCAGCGGCACCATTTACGCCGGTTCGACCATTAGCGGTTCGAGCGTTATTGGCGGGACATCCATCATCAATCAGATTACCGGAACGGCTGGTGGCATCGGTACTTATACCGTGTCTGCCGTTCAGTCGGTGTCTTCGGAAACGATCAGTGGTGCCTATGGCGAGTTGACAGTCACCGCCGTCACATCCGGCGCTTTGGCCGTTGGTCAGGTTATCTCTGGAACTGGCGTTACCGTTGGCACGACCATTACCGCCGATATCAGCGGGACGGGCGGCGACGGCACCTACGTTGTATCTGTGAGCCAGACGGTTATCTCTGAGACTATTTCCGGGGGGCCTCTGACTTGCACATTCGATAGCGTGTCGGGCGCGTTCATTCTGACCGGCGGCACTCCCGGAACTGGCACCATCGGATACGCCAGCGGCAGCCTATCGGCCTCGCTGTTCCTTACTTCCGTCACTGGTGCCGTGACATCGCAGGCCGCTCCCATTTCGGTCCCCGCCACATTCATGAATGCCCTGCGCATCGTCACCACTAATTGGGCATCGTTCACCACGATCTTCAATCCAGATGCTTATGGCAATGCGAACAAGCTGGCCTTCTCGGCTTGGACCAACTCGACCAACAACGCCGTCGCCTATATCGCCTGGGATACTGATATCACGCCCACGCAAAGCACGGCTGCCACGTCCTCGCTGGGCTATCTGATCGGGCAGGCTCAATATTCCGGCACCATCTTGGTGTACGATCCCAGCGACAGCTACCTGAACGCCTTCGTTGCCGGGACTATCGCCAGCATCAATTATAATGCCAACAATGGCCGCATCACTCTGGCTTACAAGTCGCAGTCTGGGCAGGCGATCACCGTCACCACCGCGACCGTTGCCAGCAACTTGATTGCCAACGGCTACAACTTCTATGGCGCGTATGCCACCGCTAATCAGCAGTTCAACTTCTTCCAGAACGGCTCGATCAGCGGAAAGTATCTGTGGGCCGATAGCTTCATTAACCAGATTTGGCTGAACAACGCCCTTCAGTTGGCTTTGCTGAACTTCCTGGCGAACATCAATTCCGTCCCGTACAACGCGGCTGGTGATGCTTCGATCTATGCCGTCTGCCAGGGCACCATCCAGCAGGCTCTTTCGAATGGCGTGTTCTCGCCCGGCGTCAATCTCTCCGCCGGTCAGATTGTGGAAGTCAACACCGCTGCCGGGGCCAACATCGCAGGCGTTCTCAGCACTCGCGGCTGGTATCTCCAGGTGCTTCAGGCCACTCCGCAGGTTCGCGCTGCCCGCACGTCTCCGCCGATCAACCTCTGGTACACCGATGGCGGATCGATCCAGCAAATCACCCTCGCTTCCATTGAGGTGCAGTAATCATGTCGTCTATTTCCTCCGCTAACGCCGTATTCATGCTCGGCGTCACCGGCCTGTTTGCCACGCCTCAGCAACTGCAGGGCTTCGACGTTGACGATGCATTCGACGCCGAAGGTCTTGACGTCGCTGAAACCAAGATCGGCGTTGATGGCATTCTGTCGGCTGGCTTCGTCTTTACCATCGCCCCCACCACCATCGCTTTGCAGGCCGATAGTCCCTCGGTGTCGCTGTTCGAGGCTTGGTACACCGCCGAACGCGCCGCCCAGGACAAATACTTTGCCTTTGGGCAAATCCTGCTTCCTAGCATTGGCCGGTCATATACTTTGGTCAACGGCGTCCTGAAAAAGTATACGCCGTTTTCCTCGGCCAAGAAGATGTTGCAGCCCCGGTCATTCACCATTGACTGGGAAAGCATCATCGGAGCGGCCATCTAATGGCCCGCAAGGTTCTGACCGTCGTTATTTCGGCTGACGGGCGCGACAAGGGGAAGCACTTCCTCATCCGCGAAATGCCGGTGCGTCAGTCCGAATATTGGGGAATGCGCGTTCTGTCTGCCATGGCGTTGTCGGGGGTGGAAGTCCCCGATGACATCGCTACTTCGGGCCTGGCAGGCGTTGCGGCTTTCGGCATTCGGGCCGTCATGGGTTCGTTCGGCAAGCCGGAAATGCGGGAATTGCTGGACGAAATGCTGTTCAGTTGCGTATCGGTCATTCCCGATCCTGCAAAGCCCCATATCGTGCGCGGTGCAGGCGCTCTGCCTGAAATCCGCCCAGTTGGCGCTTTGCAGGAAGATGACATTGAAGAACTGGCGACGATGGCCCAATTGCGCCGCGAGGTGCTGTTGATGCACCTGGATTTTTTGCCGCCCGCCGTCCGCTCTCCCTTGGAGCACATTCTGGGGGCGTCGGGAAGTTCGCAGAATACGTAAACGTTCCTGCCGCTATCGGGGCCGTGGTGTCAACTCGGATGGCTACGCTGTCCGAGCTTGACACCGTTTACGGCGCTGAAGACCTATATGACATGCTCGAAATAATCAGCGTTGACGCTCACAACAATCGAGTGGCGAATAAGAGGGATTGACCATGGCCGGTGATGTGATCGATAGCTTGGTCGTTCTTCTGAACCTTGATCCTAAAGGCTTCACTGACGGTCAAAAAGAGGCTGTGAAGTCTCTGAAAAAGACCGAAGGCGAGGCCACTAAAACCGCCAAGAACATGCAGGCGGAAGGAAAAAAGGCTGGTGAGTTCTTCTCGGGCATCAAAACCCAAGTCCTGGCCCTCGGTGCCGCCTTCCTCGGCACGGCTGCGATCACGTCCTTTGCCAATCACATCACGGCTTCGGACGCGGCGCTAGGACGGCTGGCAACCAACGTCGGCATGTCCACCGAAGACCTTTCCGCGTGGGAAGGTGCCGCCGTCCGCGCTGGCGGCTCCGCTGCAGCCATGGACGCCACGCTCAAGGGCATGACTGCCCAGATGCAAGAGTTCCGATCCAAGGGCACCCTATCGCCCGAAATGCAGTTCAGCCTTGCGCAGTCTGGCATTGATCCGAACAAGTACCTCGCCGCCACCACAACCAATGTGGAACGGCTGGCGATGGCCGCTAAGGCTTTCAAGGGCATGGATGCGCCTCGTGCGCAGATGCTCGGTAAGGGGCTTGGGTTTGACGAAGGAACCATCAACCTGTTGCTCAAGGGCGACGATGCCGTTGCTGCCCTGGTGGCGCGTCAGAAGGAACTGAATGCAGTATCCAAGGCCGATACCGACGCTGCGATTGCTCGGGAAAATGCTTATGGCGATCTGACGGACACGTTCCAGGGCTTAGGTCGAACCATCCTCACCGATGTTAGCCCGGCCATTGTGTCTCTGTTGGGCGAGTTTCAGAAGTGGGCGCAGGAAAACCGCGCCTGGATTGAGACTGGAATTGTTGACGGTATTAAGGATTTTGGCACATACATTCGCTCTGTCGATTGGGCGGCGGTAGGACAGGGCATCTCTGACTTTGTGCATGGGGCCAATTCAGCCGCTAAAGCTGTTGGCGGATGGAAGACGATTGCCGAGGGTCTATTCCTCATTTGGACGGGCGGAAAGCTGGCTGCGATGCTATCGGGCGTGTCTGCCCTGGCATCGGGAATGCTGGTGGCATTTGGGCCTGTCCAGCTCATGGTGGCTGGTATCGCTGCGTCTATTGCGGCGATCTCTTATGCCCGTGACCATGAGGACGAATGGCGGGCCAAATTCGACAATAAGGCCATAGGCGCGTTTCAGAAATCGGGACTAATGCCTGCGCCCAAGGGGCTAACGCCAGCCCAACAGGCATACGTTGCGAATGGTGGCGTTGCTCACTCTGCTGTTGCGGCTCTCATCGCCAGCGGCGAGGGAGATTACAACAGCGTCAATCGGGGCAAGGCTGGAGGATATAAATCCGGCACAGAAGACCTTGAAAACATGACCCTCGATCAAGTCATGATGGCGCAGAAGGTTGGCAAGTTCAACGCGGCTGGCCGTTATCAGATGATCAAGGGCACTCTTTCCGAGGCCGTAACCGCTCTTGGACTGAACGGTAAGGACAAGTTCAGCAAGGAAACTCAGGACAAAATCTTTTCTGAATATTTAGTGACGATCAAGCGCAAGGCTCTGGGGGACTATATCAGCGGCAAAAGCAATGACATAGACGCCGCTGTTAAATCCGCCGCTCAAGAATGGGCAAGCGTTGCTGATCCCGCTACTGGCAAGAGCTATTATGCGGGCGTTGGAAACAATAAAGCTTCCATTTCATTGCAGCAGATGACCTCCGCCTTGCAACAGTCTAGAGCACAGAATATGGCTTCAAACACCAACTCCAGCGAAGTCAACATCCAAAATCTGCATCTAACTACGACTTCGAATGATCCCTACGATCATGCGGCCAGTGTGGTGGATGGCCTTAAACAATACAACATGGCATCGCAGGCAAACTATGGGACTAGCTGATGGCAAACGGTCTTCCTAACCTGCTGAATAACCCGCTGGGAACGGTTAACGCGGTGTCGCTGCTTGTAGCCGATGCTGCGCTGATCTACAGCCTGTTCAACAAACCGCAATGGGGCGTCTATCTCAACGGCAGCCCCGCCATCATCCCTGATAGCATCGTCGGCGTCGAGTACAAGCATGATTGGCGGAATGCCACCGCTCCCCAGGGACAGGGGGCTTTTGCCGATTACAACAAGGTTCAGACGCCTTTTGAAGCTCGCGTCACCATGACCAAAGGTGGCCCGATTGAAGAACGCCAAGCCTTTCTGACGGCATGTGAGGCGGCGGCAGGCTCGCTCGACCTCTACACCATTGTCACACCCGAAATCTCGTACCAGAGCGCCAACATCACCCATTACGATTACCGGCGCACTTCGCACAACGGCGTCACGATGCTGACGGTTGATCTCTGGCTTGAGGAAGTCCGCGTCACCGGCACGGTTGCCTATGCCAACACACAGCAGGCGAGCGGGGCCGGGCAGGTCAGCGACGGCACGGTTCAGCCCCAGACGCCAACGCCAGCCCAGGCCGCGACAGCCCAGGTAGCGCCATCGCCTCCCGATCTCGCGGGCACGGGCTTTACACTCGGGGGCTTTGTGCAATAATGCAAATCATCCCGATTGCCGATGTCTATTCGCAGACGCTCAATGTCACCCTAGCGAATCAGTCCTGCACAATAAACCTATACCAGACAACTAATTACGGCCTGTTCTGTGACCTCTACGTTAACAACGTCTTGATCATCGGGGGCGTTATTTGTCAGAATCTCAACCGCATCGTGCGAGACACCTACCTTGGATTCGTTGGCGACCTGACCTTTCTGGATAACCAAGGCCAGAATGACCCTTCGTCGCCGGGCCTTGGGACGCGATTTTCCCTATGCTATTTGAGCGCGAGTGACCTGAACGGGGCCGGATGATGGGATCGTTTACGCAAAAACTGATCACCCTGACATTCAAGCTCGGAACCGGCACCTTTGGTGAGACTGGCTCGAATATTGTCACTTTTTCCGGCCTGCGCTGTACGGTCCAGATTGTGGCGGCTGGCGGACCTTCAATGGGTCAAGCCAGCATCCGCATTTTCGGCCTAACCATGTCGCAAATGAACAGCCTATCAAGCGTGGTCCGTCAAGCCGATGGACAGATTGCGACGCGGCTTAACTCAATCCAGATCACGGCGGGCGATAGTTCATCAATGCCTGTGATTTTCCAGGGTCAAGTGACATCGGCCATTATCGACATGTCCGGTATGCCAGACACGGCAATGGTCTTTGCGGCTCACGCGGGCGCGTTTGAGGCCATCAAGATTGTTCCGGCCTCCAGCTATCCGGGTGCCGCTGATGCGGCTGTTATCCTCGCCACCCTGGCCCAGCAGAACGGATACGCATTCGAAAACAATGGCGTTTCCGTCCTGCTATCGACGCCGTACTTTTCCGGCTCCCCCCGCGATCAGATGCTGGCTTGTGTCCGCGCCGCTGGCATCGAATGGAATGGCCTTGATAATGGCACTCTGGCAATCTGGCCTAGGGGTGGGTATCGCGGGCAGGCAAACAACGTGCCGCTGATTTCAGCCGCTACCGGGATGATCGGCTATCCGGTCAATCGGGATTACGCCATCACCGTTCGGACCCTGTTCAACCCGCAGGTTTTGAACGGCCAAGTCTTCGAAATTCAGAGCAGCCTTGCGTATGCGAACGGCAAATTCATCGCCCATGAGATAGCCCACGATATTTCTTGCGAAATGCCAGGGGGGCCATGGTTCTCAACCTTCACCGGGACGCCTCTCAATGCCCAATCCTAACGGCGGCAACAGCTTCACCGGCTTCCAGAAGGTCAATTCTTCTGGGAATGAGTTCAATACTCAGGACTTCTTTGTCCGGTCGATCCTGGCAAAGGTTCGCACGGCAATTCCGGTCAAAGTCATGGCCGTCACCAACTCAGGCGCAGACATACCGGCGGGCTATGTGGACATTCTGCCGCTTGTGAACCAAGTGGACGGCCTCGGAAACTCGCAGACCCATGGCACCATTTATAAATGCCCGTATTTCCGGCTTCAGGGCGGTTCGAATGCCGTCATTCTTGACCCGCAAGTTGGGGACATCGGACTAGCCTGTTTCGCTGATCGGGACATATCCAGTGTCCTCGCCACGCAAGGGCAAGCCAATCCCGGCAGCGGGCGCACGTTCGACATGGCAGATGGGGTTTATGTCGCTGGGTTTCTGGGCCAGACGCCAACTCAGTTTGTGCAGTTTTCGACAACGGGAATTTCGGTTGTGTCGCCGGTCAAAATCACGCTTACGGCCCCGCTTGTTGAGGTTGATGCTTCGACCTCATTCACCGTCAACTCGCCGCAATCAACCTTCAGTGGGGCAGTTACGATTGAGGGGCTTTTGACCTTCCTGGCTGGCATCGTTGGATCAACGGCAAGCGGGGTATCTGCGATGATCACGGGCGCAATTCAGTTCATTGGCACCTTGACCAGCAACGGCAAGGCCATTGACAGCACCCACGTTCACACTTCCGAAACTCCCGGAACTCCGACGAGCCCGCCGCTATGACGACATCTCTATACCTGACCACCGGGCCTTGGGATTTGGTAGCTGACGCTTCCGGCAACATCGCCGTTTGCTCGGAGCCATACCGCCTCGCTCAGGACGCCGCCACGGCCATTCGAACATGGCTTGGCGAGGTCTTTTATGACACTACCCAGGGCATTACCTATGCCCAATTTCTCAGCGTGACGAATGCCTCGGCCAATGCCATCCGCGCTCAAATGGTGGCTGCCGCCGAAGCTGTGCCGGGCGTGGTTTCGGCTAAGGTCTTCTTCTCCAGCGTCTCCGGGCGAGTTCTCACCGGGCAAGTCCAAGTGACTGACGGCTCTGGAGCGGTATCAGTCGCCAGTTTCTAGGGGCATCTATGACCTACACAACGAATGTTCCCGCGCCGGTTTTTGGTGCATCGGGATTTATTGCGCCGACTGAAGCCCAAATCCTGACTGGCGTTTGGGCCGATTCCCAGGCGGCTTTCGGCGGCACCCTCAATGAAAGCCTGACCACCCCACAGGGACAGCTTGTCACGTCCGAGACGGCCATCATTGGCGATTGCAACGACCAATTCCTAGCCCTGGCGAACGGCGTTGATCCCGCCTATGCCGCCGGTCGAATGCAGGATGCTATCGGGAGGATTTATTATCTGACCCGCATTGCCGCATCTTCGACGGTTGTGACTGCAACATGCTCAGGGTTAATCAATACGCCTATTCCGGTTGGGGCGCAGGCCCAGGACCAGGCGGGCAACCTCTATCTCTGTACCGAGGCCGGGACCATTCCTGCCGGGGGAAGCATTAATCTAACCTTTGCTTGCGCCACCACCGGCCCGATTGCATGCCCTATCGGCTATCTCAGCGCGATCTATCAGGCAATCCCAGGCTGGGATAGCATCACGAATGCGGCTGCCGGGGTGCTTGGAAGCAATGTTGAAACCCGCGCTGAATTTGAGTTTCGCCGGTATAATAGCGTTGCGGCCAATGCCCTCGGCTCGGCTCCGTCGATCCTTGGAGCGGTCCTTAATGTTCCGGGCGTTCTTGACGCCTATGTTCTGGACAATCCCCTTTCGGTCACGTCCGGGGCGTAGTTTACTGGCTCGATCACTGGCACCACGCTAACTGTATCCGCAGTTGCATCCGGCACTCTGGCAGTCGGTCAAACTGTGGTCGGAACGGGCGTTGCACAAAGCACCCTGATCTCTGGTCTTATTTCCGGCACAGGCACGACTGGCACATATCAGGTTAGCGTCTCGCAATCCGTTGGATCAGAGGCCCTTATATCGGCGGTTGGTGGATTTCAGCTTGTGCCCAACAGTACATATGTCGCCGCCTATGGCGGATTGGCTCAATCGGTAGGGCAAGCTATCTGGTCTAAGAAGTCCCCCGGAAGCAATTACAACGGCAATACAACTGTGACCGTCACAGACGCCGCCAGCGGGTACAACCCGCCCTATCCGAGCTATTCCGTCACCTTCGAAATTCCAACCCCCACGCCGGTCCTATTCGCGGTTTCGCTCCAGAATAATTCGAGCGTCCCATCTAATGCCGTGGCACTTGTGCAAGCGGCGATCATCCAGTCCTTCACCGGCGGCGATAATGGCCCCAGAGCTCGCATTGGCAGTTGGATTTTCGCATCGCGCTTCTATGCCAACATTGCCGCGCTTGGCTCCTGGGCCTCGATCTATTCGGTATTGCTCGGCGTTGGCGCTGCAAATCAAACGTCTGTCTTGATGCAGATTAATCAGGTGCCGACGATCTCTGCGTCTAATATCAGCGTGGTCTTTTCGTAATGCAAGACGTTGAAAGCACAGTGCTCAGTCAGTTCGCCAACAGTCCCACGCTGATGGCATTGATTGGAAGCATCAACGCCGCAATTGATCCATCGGTCAACATCGACGCCTTTTACAATGACATCTGGAACATCGCTACAGCCCAGGGCTATGGCCTCGATTTATGGGGCCGGATTGTTGGCGTCAATCGCGTTCTGACCGTCGCTGGAGGAAAAACCCTCGGGTTCGAAGAGGCCGGAACTGTCTCAGCCGATCCATTCGGGCAGTCGGCATTTTATGCGGGGCAGCCGGCAACGTCAAACTATGCGCTTTCTGACACAGCATTTCGCACGCTGATCATGGCGAAGGCCCTAACTAACATATCGAATTGCACGATCGGCACTTACAATACGCTGTTGACGCTGCTTTTTTCCGATCAGGGCAACGCCTATGTCACCGATACAGGCGGCATGAATGCGCGGCTGACTTTCGAATTCACGCTTCAAGCTTACCAGATTGCCATTCTGAAGCAATCAGGCGCACTCGCCCCGCCGACTGGCGTCCTATTCGAAATCATGGACCTTGATCTTCCCTACAGCTTTGGTTTCGCTGAGGCTGGCACTTGTTCTGCTGGCTTCAATAACGGCACCTTTTTCAATGGATATGCCTAATGCTCGCCGCATCCGTTCCCGCTAATTTTCCCATTCCCTTCGCCAATAGCGCGGGGGCTGGCTACATCGGCGCAGTGCCCACCGCCAGCCAGATTTCGATCACTCCCGGCGCGGCGTCTCTGACCGATGGATTCCCGCCGCTGTGCTTCACGCCGGTCTCGGCTGGCGGCGTGCCTCCGTTCGGCAAGGACTTTAACGGTCTGTTGAACCAGATCACCGCTAACACTCAGTGGTATCAGGCGGGCGGCATTCCGACCTATAACAGCACGTTCTCCACCGC